GTCTACATCTTTGATGCGCGCCGCCGGATTCGGGCTCTTGATATATCCCGGCCCGAGCGGGCTTCGTGCGTATTTGCCGGTCACGGTGTCCATGGCGGGGCGGATAGTTGTCGGTGTATGTTCTCGGATCTCAGCTTCCAGCCCTTTGACGGAGAGCCGGAACGATACAGCGTGGCGTTTTTTGCGGCGACCGGTAGGTATCCCAGAGCGCATCGGCAGTTCACTGATTGTTCGGGTGACAAGTTGGGATCGGCCGGATACATCGCCTCTTCCCCGCCGACCGAAAACGGCGCGTCCACCGGCACCGTCGTTTCGTCGAGAACAAGATGATCCGGTCTTGTCCGCGTGTCTTTTGCGGAGAGCCATTCCTTCTGGAGCGTCAGCCCCGTCGCCTTCGCCCCGGCTCGCGCCCCGACGTTCGACGCCCGAATCGTCTCCGTCCGCCCGATCGCCCGAGCACGAGTGCGGTTCACGTGCCCCGCAAAATCGGACTCGATGCGCCGCGCTATCTGCTCCATGTCCCAGCCCTCGTCTATCCCGTCGCGGACGGCAGCCGACACGATGCGACGCACCTGATCGTGCGTATGTGCGGTGACAGCCGTAACGAGCGCTCCACCCTCCGAGTCGACGAACTGGAGCGCCATCTGGAGCCATATATCGACAAGCTCGGGATCGGCCTTCCGGTGCGCCTTTGTGCTGTTTTGTAGACCGTCGTACGTGCGCATGGCAAAGTCAGGCAACACGTCCGCATATATGCGTAAGTACGCCGACCGGATGCCGCCAGCCACACGGTTCGACGTGGCGAGCGCGGCCGCCTCCATCTCATGTACGCTGCCCGCCTCCAGCGCCGCCTCTGCTATCGCCCGCGCCTGCCGGTTAAGTTCGACAAGCACCGCTCGCTCGGCTCTCGCATAATGTCCAGCGCGGACGCGCTCGAACGCTTTCCGGTAGGACGCCCGCGCATCCGACGTCGGCGCGTAGATTTTTAGATGAGTACCGCGGGCAGTATATGACGCGAGCGTGTGCATATCAGGCGCGGGAGTATTCAGCAAGGGCGGCCTTCTCATCCACCTCCGTCCACGCATCTTCTGTCGCCGCGAGCGGCACGCGGCCGACCGGCACGAGGATCACGTCGCCACCTTCGACGGCAGGCCATCCGGCCGCCACGCGCTTCTCGTTCTCGGTGAGGAATGAAGCACGCTCGAGGCGTGCGTACATCTGAGCCACGTCCTCTTGCAGCGCGTCGATCTGATCCCCTGCATAGTCGAGCAGAAGGTCGTCGCCGAAGCGTTTGAGCCACCCGCTATTCCATGCGCCGTACATAAAGTCGGTGATCGGGAGCGCCGTATCCATGTACAACGCTTTCCGTGCCGAGGCGTAATTCGAGTACGTCTTCGTGGCCGAGTCGCCCAGCATCTCAGGTGGAACGCCGAACACGACAGCGATCTCGCGAGCCGAGAGCGTCAACGTGTCGCCCCACATCATCTTGGCCGGGTCGTATCCGATGTGTTGGTACTTGAGGCCGCCCATGACCATCGGAAGCCCGGCATTACGCGCTCCGGCGTGCTGCTCCGCGTACTGCGTCTTGATAAGATCAATGTCTTCCTGACCGAGCGTCGTCTCGCCGTCCGCCGTGAGGATGCCGACCGGCGCACCACCGTTTTGCATCAGACCCGCGTTCCACGCCCGCGACTCGTTATTTAGATCGACCGACCGCATCGCCGCCTCCATGGGGCTCATGCCGCGAATCGGGTTCGACGGATTAAAGAGCTTGTGGAAGTAGATTTCTGTTTTGGCTGGATCCGGGTCGTACGTGAACGTCTGCCGCGGCCCGCCCTCGTAATAGAAACCGGGCAGCGGATTGCCCCGCACCGGCGCCATCGGCGCGAAGTGCTGACTCGGAAGGACATAGATCTCACGCGGCACGCCTGCGTTAGCGCCGGTGTCGGGACCGACCGGCTCTTCGTAGACTTCGCCCGAGATCATCAGGTAGGTGACGAAGGCTTCCACAAGCTGCTGGTAGCTCGTCTGGTAATATCCGTTCGGGCGTGCGAGAACATCGAGCACCGGGTGCGCCGTGACCTCCTCGATCTCGCCATCCACCTGCAATTGCTTCATGGCCGCACGCTTGGCGAGGCGCGGGTTCACACCCAGCGTCCGTGCGTAATGTGACGCAAGATTGCCTGCTGCCTGCTGCGCGGCCTGTTGCTTCGTCTGCGGACGGTAGAGACCCTTCGATCGGTAGCCGTTCTCGAGGGCGCGCTCAATCTGCCCACCGCCCTTGATCCGGTAGAGGACCGGCGGGGCAACGGCGGCCGCACGCGAGATCGCGTTAATCGCAGAGTACACGAACGGATTGCGCTCGTACCCTTCACGCACCATGTCCGCCACAGCTCGACCCGACCATCTCGGCGCACCAAAAGCCCACATATATCCGCGTTGGAAAGTGCGGCTCTTCTTTCCGAGGCGCCAGATGATGCGGTCGATAAGGTTCATGTCCTCAGAAGATTTGGGCTATGCGCGGTTTTGGCCTCCAGTGCCTGTTAATGGCTTGAACAAGGGTGTCGTTAAGGTCGAGATCCGGCCCGCCTGCAATGAGCCTCTCCCTCGTAACTCTCAAAAGCCCTTGGGGTTCCCCTTCGAGCAGCTTACGCCAGACAGCGCGCCTGATCCGCAGCCTGCCCGAAGCGATAAACCCCTGTACATGCTTGGCTCTCGCGAACTTGTCGCCGCCGATCACCGCCACCTCGGACGCTTGGATCTGCTGCCTGCGCAACGACTGCACCACGCTTTTGCCGGATGCTTTGCCTTCGACGTAGTGTGGGCCCTTCAAACCGCCTATCCACGACAGGAGCTCGGGGAACTCGACCCATCTCCAATCAAGATCGTGCACATAAACCAAAAACTCGTCACTGCCGCCCGGACCTCGATATGTCTCGATCCACGCAGACGCCGAGTTTTGTTCGTCTTTGGTGTATGCCGTGTCCCAGTCCTTCCCGCCGTCGTGAGCTTCGGGTGGTAGGGCGTCGTAGAGATAGTCCCCGTCTTCCGGACCTACGAACCACTCCCTGCGCCAGTAATCGCCCGTCGCCGCCGATGGCCGCTGTTGCCTCTGAGCATTTGCGGTGTCCGGTCCGGCCGACGCCTGCTTTTGTATCACCGACGCCTTCGAAAACCTCGACGGGGCCAGAGGTTCGCCGGGCTCGCGGGGATCGGGCTCGAGCGTACAAGACACCGGCAAACCCTGTGGCCCGCCATACTCCGCCAGCGGCTCGTCCGACTTGATCTCATCGAAGCACACCACGTGCCAACGCTCCGGGGCCAGATCCTCATCGCCCTCGCGTTCCCACAAGAACGACACAGGATCCCAACTCGCGAGCCTCTGCATCACCAGCAGGATCGTAGCGTCAGGCTCGGCCCTTGACAACCACTTCGACGGATACCACTGGATGAACTGCTTCTGAAAAGCCGATGACGCCGCCTTGAGCGGATCAATAGGGTCGTCGATGATCCCGACGTCGTATCCCCGCCCAAGGAGTGGCCCCCCAACACCCGCTGCCCACATCTCGCCCCCGCGTTCGACCCTCCATCTCTTCTTGGCTGCCGTCTCCCGCCGCAGCCTGCCCCCTACCTGCTCGTAGTAATTGCGGGCTTCCTCGGAGAGCTCCCACGCGAGCTCCGCACCATACGACGCCAGACCGACCTTGAGCTTGGGATACCTGTAAAGCAAGTATGCAGGGAACAAGCGGCTCGCCAACTCGCTCTTGAAATATCTGGGTGGCTCGAGTATCATCACCCGCCGCCAGTTGGGTTCCCCCGGCTTTGGTACGTACTCCGGATCATGGGCGTCTGCGATCTTCTGGAGGACTTCGATCTTCCGTGGGACGTGCTCGAAATCAAGTAGGCTCGGGTTCAGCTTGTCCACAAACGCCCGAAACGACATCGCGACTCTCGCCGAGCCCGCGCCTATGCTCGGACGCTTAAGTCTTATGACGGGTCTCTCAATCGTCAGCATCTATATGTCGTCTCCCACCGGCCCCCGGTCCGGTGCTCCGGGTTCCTGCTGCTCAACCCGGCGCACGATGCTATACCACTTGATCGCATCGGCCAATATTGTAAGCTCGGCCGGATGGAACGTGCCCCGGAGCTCAACCCCGAAGAAATCTCCGGTCTCGGAGTCGACGACCTGCTCGAGCCTGACCTTGGCAATCCTGCGCTTAGTGCGCATGAGCGATATCAGATGCTGCAGGTATGCCCCGGCCTCGGCTGTAGTGAACGATAGTCCGCGATGCTCGCCCCCTTCTTCCGGTTGCATCTTCGACATAGTAGCTGGAGGTTGTTCCGATGCCATGATCCACCCATGGATAGAGGCACGATATGGTCGATCGTTAAGTTGTGGGTGGTGCTACACCTTTGGCACTCCCCGTTTTGGGTTTCCAAGAGCCAAGACCGGATCATCCGACGCCAGCTGCTCTTGGGCTTGTTCGCGCTCTTTCGCCGGGCGCGTTCGATGTGCATATTAATCCTCGATTTTGGCAAACGCCTCGATTAAACGGACGGCTTTATCGGTCATCACCCCGTGCAGGACGGCCAGCGATGACGCATCTTGGGTGCGCAACCACTTCGGGTCGGAGAACACCCTCGTCTGCTCTCGCAAGGCTTCGAGATTGGCCTCGAGATACTCGGTCACGAGGTCGCCTATCTTGTTGGATTTTTGGGTCCCGGACTCGGTACTTCCGGCAGACTCGAGACTCGGCTCGGCGATCCGGCTCTTCCAGCCTGATACCGTGCCCTTGGGTATCTTGTACTCCTTAGCTACCGACGTTACAGACTGCCCCTCGAGCAGGGCCGCTACAACTTTAGCCTTTAGATCCGGTGAATATTCGGCCATCTTAGCGTTGCGTATGTTCGGTCCTTCTACCACATCGACCGTCTCCGGTTCCTCTCCTCGCCTGTCTCCGGTGGTAAATCATAAGATATAAAACGGAAAGCCCCTGCGCAATTATTGCCCCTCCGGTTTCACAAACCCTTCACGCGGAACGTGCGGGTTGGCCTTAAGCTCTTCCATATAGGCGTCGAACTCCTCCTGCAAAGCCGCTTCCCAGTCGTCCCGGAGATACGGGTTCGCGGCGGGTATCGGGCCCTGCTTCTGCGTCCGGAGCCTGTAACCCACCGGCCGGTTCGCCTCGTCGACGACAGACGCGCCAAAATCGTCTCGTCTGAGATCGCGATCGTCCTTGAGTATGTCCTCGACTTCCCGCTGTGAATATACACGGTCGACCTTGACCCCACGGAGACGCCACCTGACGATCTCGGCCCGGATGATCCAGTCGGCCGGAAGGATCGGCGCCTTGTACCTGACCTTCTCGGCGATCGTCGGGCTCTTGGTCATCTGTGACGCGGTTCGGCGTACGTCGTCCACGTCGAACCCCTCATCCAGCAGGGTACGTGTATAGATCTTGACCGCTTCGTCGCCGAGCTCTTGTCCGAGCAGGGTATGCACCGCCGCAACAGCCCTTGCGATCGCCCCCGCCTCATCTGTCCCACGGGTAGATATAGCCGTCGAGGTCTTCGGCTGCTCTGGCCGCTGTGGCTGCTGCCTTGCCAAATTCGCTGGTCCCTCCTTGAGGAAGTCCCGGAGATGCGTCGACTCCGTAGCCACCCTCTGTGATCTTTTGCCATCTTGCATCGTTCTTCTTCCAGATAAAGTCAAAATCAACGCTCCAGTCTCGCCCCTGAGCGATCCCGAGCAGGAACTTGCTGCTTGCTATGCCGACGTATAGATCCTTGAGGTGCGGCATGACCTCATCGAACTTCTGCCTTATCCCCTCCTTGCGCTTGTCATTCAGGAACTTGACCTTGGACAGCTTGGTGCCCATCGTCGCGTTCGTCCATTCGACGAACTCATTCCACGACTGAGCAGCAACGATATACTTATCCTCGTTGGTAGCTCGAGCCCCGTCCTGCAGAGCGTCAACCAACTTCAACCAAAGCCCCGGCTCGTCGTTTATCGGATCTCTCCTGCAACCCTTCGCCGGTGGCGTCTTGGCAGGTACTACTGCAGACGCTACATGATTGCCGAAAAGATCGGTGCCGTCTCCCGTGTGAGCGTGTACACCCGCACGCGCACGAGGATTGTCCTCTTCCCTGTCCTCTTCCTTGTCTTCTTCCCTGACTTCTTCGGATGGCTCGGGAGCCATCATTATAATGGTCCCCGGACCATCATTATAATGGTCCCCGGACCATCCCTCCCATGGTCCCGGAGCCATATTATCTGGATATCGTGGCCGGGGAGTCATCTTGTCCGGTTTATGTTCGTCCGTCGCGTTTGTAACGTCTTGGCCCTTGTCTGCGGGGCCGCTCGTCACATCCGCTGGAGAGTCTTCCGGAACATCGCCTAACCGCTCGGCCTGGGCCTCGGGGAAGCGTATCTGGTAGTGGTTAGAGCTGCCCGGCTTTTTGGCCACGACCACGAGGTATCCCCGGTCTTCGACCGCCTTTCGGAGACGTTGCACCCACCGCTTCTGCACCCCCATATCAGCCGCTACCGTGGAGAGCGACGGCCAACATTCGAGCGACGCGTTAGCATAAGATGCCATCGTCCAAAGCAGGAGCTTCTCGTTAGGTGGAAGGTCTGCCGCACGTATCTGCCGGGCTACGTCGCTGCTGATCATCGGCGGGCCCCCGCGTTTGTGCCGCGTCCGGCCCTGACGGATAGCGGGGTACCCTTGGCCCCACCATGCGTGCGCGTTCGAGGAGACGAAAGAGAAGGGCACGCCGCGAGGGCATGCATAGCGGGTCTTCGGTACATGTCGGTGGGTGGTTGGGAGACGTCCGCATAAGAAAATCACCGGGCGCCGGGGGCACAAGGTCTCCCCCGGTCGCACCGGCTGCCCGGCTTATTCGCCGTCTTTCGCTGCGTGTCGTTCGGCCTCGGCAAGCTCCTCTTCGGTCAGATCACCGGGCGGCTGTGGCACTTTGGGTGCCTTCGCCTTCGCCGCTTTCGCTTTGCTCTTGATGGTGCTTAGCCGGGCCTTGGTCGCCTGAGCTACTTCTTCGGCTTCGCTGGCAAAGGCAGTTTCGACCGACACGTCGCCCTCTGCGATCGCCGTGGCCAGACCGCGCAACGTCACGAGATCGCCCTCCGATACGTCGTCCCAGCCCTTGGCCCCTATTTTGGCGAGCAGGTCGGCCTCCTTCACCCCGAGCTTTTTTAAATGTCCAGCGACGGCCGCCCTCTTTTGGGTCATCGTCTTGCCCTCGCCTAAACTCGCGCTGCGTGCCGCCATGTAGATCGGCTTGACGAGGGCAAATGGCACCACTTTAAACACGGCATTACGCAGAGCGATCGACGATGCCGCGTTCCCGGTCATAACGATCAGGTCGTCGTTGAAACGCTTCCCATACCGGTCGGTGATGCGCCTTTTGACCCGGATCCGAACGGCGATGTTCTTCTGTAGGTCGATGCACGTGGCAACGGCCGTGATCATCTTCTCGTCAATCGCTTCGATGTCGGACTCGACGCGGAGATTCCCCCACGTGCTCGCCACCACCTCGGCCAGACGCGCAGACGGGCCCTCGATTGTTTTATCCGCTCTCGGCAGGGCGTAAAACATCGAAGATGCAACGTCTTCGTCGAGCGTGGCCAGAGTGAGGGCGTCCCGCTGAAAATCGGTGATCGACCGGGGGTAGCGGTGGGCCGTAGCGATTTGCACGTCGATATCGGACGGAGCCACGTGTGCGAGTGCGAGCTCTTCGGCGTGCGCGTCGTCGTCGTGTACTTGCAACTGTCTGTTCATTGATTTTCCAGTTTAGAGAAGGTGAAGCGACGCGACGGGTTACCGACTTTCTCGAACTCTTCGAGCCGGATCTCCGGGTGCGCCATCTGCAATGCTTTTTTGTCTAATGTCCTGCGTCCCGCAACGGCCGGATATGACACCCGATAGCCCCGGCCTTCCGCCTTGGCGTGATCCCCTACGAGGTCGATCACTCGGGCTTTGCACTCGTCGTACCAATCCGACGCGTTCTGTTTTAGCTCGGCTGCGTCCTCGAGCGCCGTCATAGCTTCGTACCACTCGTCATCGTCCCTATATAGGGTGTCCCCGATCAGGTTGGGAATCGGTACCGGGGGCGCCGCGGCTTCGATCTCTTCGGGTGGCCGCACGTTGCCGACGATATATGTCTCCCACCATTTATCGACTTCCTCCGCCATCCACGCGAAGAGCTCCGGGTCAGCTTCGATATCGAAGTACAACAGGCTCATCGAGTCCGCATGGAATGCGCAGAACGAGCCCCACGAGTACCCGAGAACGCCGAGATACCACTGGTGCTGGAGCATATGCTCGTCCCGGACGCCTTCCGCTTTAAGCTTTTCGAAAGCGAAGTGGCCCGGTACTTTGATCTCGAGCGCCCCGGTCGACTTGATCTCGCCACCGGCCAAGATCTGTCTGTCGATGTTGGCACTCCTGTGGGGGTGCGTTTTGTCCCTGCGCATCGGCACTTTGCGGATTTTCCGGCCGGTTTCTTCGGCGTAAAGATCCGCTGCGATCGGCTCCAGCACGCGCCCCCTGCGCATATGGAAGTTTTCCTCCTCATCCACAGCGTAGCCCTTCTTCTCGTCCCATAGCTGGGCCGGGGTCTTCCATGGGGTCAGGCCGAGCACCACGGCGACGTCCGACCCGCCGATGCCCTTGCGACGTTCTGCAAGCCATGCGTCGCGGTCTCGCTCGGCGGAAAATACTTGCGTCTTGTTTGCGACGTTCGTTTCTTTTTCCATCTTCTTGTTCTGGGTGGAACGGTTGAGAGTGCGTGCCCCTGCTGCTTACCTGTGGTGGGGGCACGTTCTGTTTTAGTCCTGCTCGGGCTCGGGGATGGCCCCCTGCTTTAGGGCTACCCGGTGGAGGATCGCCTCGATCTTGTCGAGCATCGGCTCGGACCGTTCGATCTCCGACAGGACTTTGGACACCCGCACGGGCGGATATCCGGTTTCGGCCGCGATTTCGCGGATTTCGACACCCAGCACATACGCCCGCTTGCGCAGTCGACGTGCACGGCTGCCCGTGAGCACTATAAGATCCTGTGACATCTCTCTGTTGGTTTGTGGTTATTGGTGCGGTGTAGATCTTCCGTAAGGGATGAACCCCCGAACGTTTTATGGGTTCCCGCCGTCAAGGTCTGACCATCACCCAGCACGCGTGGCCGATCATCTCACCGTGATCGTATATGAACACTGAACGCTGGCTGTCGAGCACGCCGATAATTACATCGGTCGTCGCGGCGGGGGTGCCCACGTCAGTTAACACCGAATATCCGTGGCGCATAGCCCTATTCATCAGGAAATCGGCCGCGCCTCTTGCGCTGGCAAAGAGCATCGTGTCGTCGCAGACTTCGAGTGCTACTACTGAATCTTTCATGATTAGCTCCGGTTCGAGCCGGGGCCGAAGCCCCAGCTCTGGTGATTAGTGTCAGAAGTTGTAGTCGTGGTGCGAGTGCCTGCCCGCGTGGAGCTCCGACCCGATCTGGTTCTTGCTCGCACCCGGGGCCATCCACCGGCCGTTTGCCCTCCTACGGAACACTTGGATCATGCCTTCGGGGTCGCGCTCGTAGCTGTACCGCTGGACGCCTTCGACGTGAGCGGCAAACCCGCCCGGCGTGAAGATTAGGGCGTCCGGTTCGCCGGACTCGGGCCCATTGAGGAGCGTGGCGTGGTCGCGCTGCCACGTGATCGTTGTAGCTGTCCGGGCGATGATCGTGCCCGCGTGGGAGTCGGTGTAAACCCGGTAGGTTGCGCCGTCTCCTACCTTGGCGTTGTCGAGTGGGTTCTGCTTGTTGGTTTTCATTGGCTTGCTTGGTCTGGGTGGTTTGTCGTTCCCTTTACTACCGTAAAATACGAAACGGTGGGCCGTTGCACAAGTATTGTAGAGAGGCTTCACAAAGACTTCACACAAAACGTCCAACCCTCTCCAATATAAATAGCCGGGGCACGAGCCCCGGCCGGTGGATTAAATGGACTTCGGCCGGAGCCATCCGAGGCAGGTCTGATCGGGCTCGCAGTCGCCGGGGAAGATCACCCGAACGCGCACCCACCATTCGCCCTTGCGCCAGCGTAGCTCCTTGCCGGTGATCTCCAGCCGGATCGCCAATTCGACAAACCCGCTGGGGGTGGCGGTGTAGGGCCCGATCGCGGGGGCTTCGGTCGTTACCCGAAAGGTGGCGGGCTCCCAGTTGCTTTCAACGAGCTGACCGGGGAATCTCCACCCGTCCGGGTGCAAGATGTCTCCAAGTGCTGGGGCGAAGTCGGCGGGGAGGGCGAGCTTTTGCATGGCGGTTTCTCCGATGGCGAGCCGGGGCCGGAGCCCCAGCTCTGGTGAATTGATTAGGAAAGGACGAGGTGATTAGCTTCTGCGAGGGCCAACAGTTCGTCGCGGCCGGTGTCTCCGTGTCCGCTGGCGAGGATCTGCCCGGACAGGCTGCGGATCACCCATTTGTCGCCGCTTGGAAGGATCTGCGTGCGGGCGATCCGGGCCGTCTGGCAGAAGAAGATTTCAGCGTGGAGTCTCATCGTGGTCTCGGTCTGGGTGGTTTGTGTTTCGATTACAACTGTAAAATACGAATCCGGAAACCGTTGCACAAGTACCGTGAATAAGCTTCACAAACGTTTCACACAAAACGCATCGGATCATCCGCTGATGCAGGGCCCGCGCTGCGGGCACGGGCCCCACTCGAGTCAGGATCGTGCGAAGGCTACCGGAAACCCTCTCGCTCGAGCACGTCATCGACCACTTCGTGCTCTCGTACGTCGCTATAGAACGCGGTGGCGTAGTCGTAGTCTGGTAAATCGTCGATGTGCAAACCGATCTCGTCGAGCATGATCTTGTTGATCGTGCGCATATAACGCGCAAATGCTCCGGCGTCCGTCTCCGACCAGCCGTTGTTCATCGCCCAAAACTTCGTGTACTTGCTCATGACTTTTCCGTGTTTCGTTTCGTTACGTGGTGGCTTGTGTATCTGCCGACGATGCCCTTATCGCTGACGACAATATGAATGGTATAACCACCGGATGACCAGTTATCGGGCGCCTGCATGACGGCCTTCCCGCTTTCTGTCACTCGGAGGAGGGCCCATCCTTCCTCCTGCAACGTTCTAACCTGCTCTTTCATGACTCTCTCCGGTTATAGTGTGCTTTATTTGGCTGCTGCTGCCTTGCGCTCGGCCCGGCGCCGACGAGCTGCTGCGTGTGCTGCTTCCTTCTGATGTTCGACGCAATACCGGACTTGGAACAGATCTTGAGTGGCGATCTCCCGAGTCTCGATGCAACCGGGGTGTTGGCATTCGATCACGACGCGAGTTGGCTTGCCCTTGGCGTTGATCTTGGCGATGTCCACGACCTTTAACCAGTTGGGATCCTCTTGTGCCATTTCGCGGATGTACTCCTTCTTGCGGGCTTCGTCCCACTCGGGCAGGGGCTCGGCTTCCGTCTTGGACGCCTCATCGGCGGCCGGTGTCTCCACGTGCGCGGGGGCTTCTTCCGCGACCGGTGCATCGTCCGTGGCGACCGCTTCGCCCGGTGCGCTCAGGAAAGCGCGAAGGGCTTCGACGTCGAACCCGAACTCGGTGCAATCGGCTCCTACGACTTCGCGGAACGCCTTCTTTAATGTGTTGTGGTGGACAAAGAGATCACCATGGACTGCTTCGTAGATAGCGGCGACTTGGGTGCGGGTGATCGTGTTGGGATTTTTCATCGGAGTATCTCCTATTTTGGGTGGGTTGGTGTTGCTTGAACTACCGTAAGATACGAACCGGAGAGTCTCGACGCAACACCCTTCTAACGGCTTCACAAAAGCTTCACGGAAAACAGTTGACCCTGCCCCCCGTGGTTCGTTTCTTGTGTCTGTCCACCTACATCCAACCAGAAGAGAAGATGGAAGAAGGAAAACTACGTTCCCGGCTGACGATCGTACTGGATGGCCAGTATGGTAGCTGTGGGAAAGGCGCGTATGCCCAATGGCTCGCCGCCGAGGAAAAACCCGCGCTCGCCCTGCGCACCGGGGGGCCGAATGCAGGACATTCGGTGATTACTCCGCGTGGCGTGGTTGCCCTGCGCCATATCCCGGCCGCGTGTGTCGAGTGCCCAGAAACGACACTTGCCTTACCCGGAGCTGCCCTGCTAAATGTCGATGTGCTCCGCGAAGAGATCGCCGCGCTCCGGGAGATCGGCGTGGAAGTGGAGCACCGGCTCGTCATTGATCCGTTGGCCACGGTGATCACTCATACCCATGAGAAAGCAGAGGCGGACCTCCGCGATAAGATCGGCTCCACCCGCGAGGGCGTAGGTGCGGCACAGGCGGAGAAGATAATGCGCCGCGCACCGATAGCTCGAGACTTTCGTGAGTTGCAGAAGTATCTCGGCGATGTGACGTCTCTTGTTAACTCGCACATCGACGAGGGGAACCGCGTACACGTCGAAATGACACAAGGCGCGGGTCTTGGTCTCCACTTCGGGCATTACCCGTTTGCCACCAGTCGTGATATCACCCCGGCACAGGCGTTCAACGACATCAGCGCCTCGCCGTCTCACCCCGGCCTTGATCTCCGGGTGCACATGCTGGCGCGTACGTACCCGATTCGCGTGGCGGGCAACTCCGGGCCGATGCTCGGGGGCGAGATCTTGTGGGAGGAGCTCAGCCGTCGGACGCGTGGATACGTGCAGGTCGAACGCACCACCGTAACGAAACTGCCCCGCCGCATCGCCAACTGGAGCAGCGAGGAGGTGTTGCGCGCTGCCACGATCGTACGCCCGACGCTGGGCGTGTTGATGTTCCTTGATTATCTGCAGCCGGAGCTCGGAAAGGCGGCACAAGCAGCGTGGAAAGACCGCGACTACGACATGCTCCAACAAATCGAGAGCGAAGTACACGACCTGTTCTATGCCGGAGTGCTCGACAAGTACCGCGAACCGTTTAAGGCCACCGGCTCCGATATCGGTGCTGTGTCGCTCGGTTTCGGTGTTCTGTTTAAGACCCCCGCGTGGGAAGCCCTACAGAGCAACCGAGAACTCTATTACTGATCCCGTCCACCCAGACAAAGACCCATGCAAACAGTCGCTCAATCCGGCCCGGATCTCTTTTCCGTGGCCGGGGTCGAGCTCCCTCCGATCGTACACCCGGAGCCCGAGCAAGACCAGACAATACAGGAGCGTTTCGAAGCGTTCCACAAGGCAAATCCCCACGTCTACGAGATCGTGGTTGGTATGGCCCGCCAGCTGTACCATAAGGGCCGCAAGAGGATCTCGATATCTATGATCTTCGAGGTGCTCCGGTACGAGTACCTGATCCGCACCGAGGGCGACGCCTTCCGGCTAAACAACGACTTCCGGAGCCGGTACGTGCGGATGCTCAGGGAACGAGAGCCCGCGTTGGGGGCCCTTTTCGAAACCCGAGAACTGAGGAGCCCGTGACGTCAACGTATTTGTATGGATGCCGCGTGGGTGTCCACTTCGTCACCGGGGATCCCGGAGCAGGTAAGAGTACGTGGGCTCGCCGTTTCGCCGAGGAGAACCGAATCGCGTACCTGTCCACCGGAGACGCGATCAGGAAGGCGGGCCTCGGTCACACGTTGTCAGAGGGCGATTTTGGCCCCGACGACGTGGTGTGCGAGGCGGTCGAACGTTTCGTGTCCGATCACTACAACTGCGTGATCGATGGATATCCCAGACGGCCGAAACAGGTCCGCGAGCTCTGCGCCCTGATGGGGCAGGAGCAGGGGCGTGACCATAGGGTGATCTACTTCCGGGTGGATCCCGTGGTAGCCGTGCACAGGTATCTATCGCTCGGATGGATGAGGTCGGTGGCGAGCGGTGCCTATGGCCCGGCAGGAGAAAGGTGTCCGGCCGATGGTCTGTATCAAATGGCCGATATCGCGGAACACTACGCCACCCGCAGAGCGAAGCAAGACAGGGATATTCGGGAGACTCTGCAGGAACTCGGCCGGTGTGGTGTTCCCGTCCACATAGTCGACAACACAAACGAACTCAAATCGCAGATCCAGAAACGATGAAGATGATATATCTGGCCGGTGCCATTGACGCCGCCGACAAAGCGACGGCCGCCGAATGGCGCAAGACCGCGAAAGATTTCTTTGCTGCACAGGGCATCGCTTCGTTCGACCCACAGGGAGCATTCCGTATGGGGCTTCGAGCCGAGGAGGGTGACCGGGTGGACGGCGTGCAATCGATCAACAACGCCGCCATCGACCAGAGCGACGCGGTGCTGGTCGAGCTCTACCACCACGTGCCACACGTGGGAACACTGATGGAAGTAGGACATGCGATCGCCACAGGAAAGCCCGTGTTCGCATGGATCGGCGACCAATATGCTTCGCACGTGTCGCTCCGTCATCCGTCCGTCCGCCGATACAAGACGCTGCAAACGGCCATGACCGACGCGGCCGCGTACCTGCTCCATGCACCCGAGGTGCCGAAGGCGGAAGGCGGGGTGCTGGAATGCCTGCTCGATCTGGACGCCTGCAACCCGGACGCCAAGCTCGAACCATATGAACTGCAGAAGCTGTTTCCTCTCCCGACTCGGGCATACACGGGCGATGCTGGCTTCGATCTGCCGTGTGCCCGCAAGACGGTAATCCAGCCGGGCACCTTCTGCGACGTCCCGCTGGCCTTCCGGATCGCTCCGCCACCCGGCTATTGGTACCGGATCATCGGCCGCTCGTCGACGTTGCGAAAACTCGGGCTTCTCGTCTCGGAGGGCATCATAGACGAAGGCTGGAGGGGGCCGCTCTTCGCTGGAGTCTGGAACATGGGATCCGAACCGGTCACGGTCGAGCAGGGGCAGCGTATCGCCCAGATCATCCCCGATCGTGTGGCAGCGGATCACCTGACGCCCAGAGCGTCGACAAACTGCGGCCCGGTGCCCGGGGTGAGAACGGCTTCGGGTCGACGGGAGAACACGCTACGATCATCCGGAATCCAGTAGGTGCATGACACACATTCAAACGATCATCATCGATCGTGTGGGTCCCAGCCTGAATAAATGGTACGGCGGGGCCCACTGGAGCAAGCGATCCGGCACCAAAAAGCGGTGGCGGCTGCTGGTTTTAGCTGCCGTTCACGAGGCCGGGACTCGAACGGTACAGCATTACCCGGTGAGGCTGTCCGTAACCTGCGTCTTTGGTAAGGGTCTACGCTCTTTTGATTGCACCAACGTGGCGGCCACGGCGAAGCTCGTAGAGGACGGGCTCGTTGCCTGCGGCGTTCTGCGGGGGGACACCCCGGCTTACGTCCGGCCTGTCGTGCTCGATAGCATCAAAGACTCCAAGCGCCCAACCCAGACCATTATCCAGATCGAAGAAAAAATACCGCTATGACCGATCAAAACGAGCGAATCCAATCCCTGCAAAAGCGATACCTCGAACAAGTACTGCTCGAACCAGATCCCGCGAACTGGGGCCCGTCCGAGCGGCTGCTCGTCCCGAGTATCGTCCATGAGATGGGGCGCGACGGCTTCAATGAGTGGCTGCACAGGCAGCGACTCGACCACGGAAAGCAGGGTCGTGGCTGGTTTGTGAAGCTTGTGTGAAGCCGGTGGGCGATACTTGCGTAACGTCTTTCCGTTTCGTATCTTACGGTTGTTAGAGGGACAAACAACAACCAAGACACACAGAACAATGGAAGCTCTGAAAAACGCAATCGCCACCTACACGACACAACAGATCGTCGCAGCCATCAAGCAGATCGGCGGCGGGCAGGTTGACTCTGATGCTCGGATCGTCCGCGCAGAACTCTTTGACGTCTATGAAGAGCGGATGGGCGGCGACGCCTGCGACGAGCTCCTGATCGAAATGGGGATGATGTGAGCGAACACGCCGCCCTTCGGGGCGGCTTCGACCGGAGAGAAACAAACACCCAGACCAGCAGAGCAATGACCAACATCATCGACATCCGAGGCATCGAAGACGCCGGAATCGAGGTTCACATTGCACAGATCGATCGTGGCTTTTCGGTTGCGATCAAAGACACCGACGCGGGTCTGTTCGTCGGAGTCGCGAAAATCTTCCCGACCGAAGCCGCCGCCCGCAAGTTCGCCGCAACGATCAACTAAGACCCGCCACGATTGTTGTGTGAAGCCTTTGTGAAGCTGGAGGACAATACTTGCGTTACGCCTCTCCGTTTCGTATCTTACGGTAGATAGAGAAACAAACACCCAGACAGGACAGAACGATGACCAAAGCCCAACTGACCGACTTCGCCCTCGACACCACCACCCGCGAGCTGCGTACCCAAGTCCTCGCCGCCCGTGCCAATGCCGAGACGATCCGGGCCCACGTCGACAGCTACGTACAGCCGCATTTTGAGAGCTTCGGTTTCACCGACTCCACCACGGGCGAAACGTTGCCGAACGTCGAATCACTCTATCGCCACGACGACGAGGCGGCTTGCGCCGATTTCTACAAGTCGCTCGACCGGCTCCACGCCGAGCACGGCTACGAAGTCGAAGAGGGCGTTTGCCCGGCACTCTCGGCCGAAGTGGACGCCACGGACGCGGAGACAGCTCTGCTCAACCACTTCTACAGGGCATTCCCGGACTATCCGATGGTATTCGCGACAGCATATCGGGCTACCCTTCTGGATTTGATCATGGACGTAACCACCCACTGAGCCCACGGGCCGCACGCCTCGCCTGCTCCCCGCCACGGGGAGCATGGCGCTGGTATTTCAGCCCCCCTGCTTGTTCGGTCTCGAGGAAAGCCAAAGGAAACACCAGAAACGACGCAATATGCCTAACGACACCAGCACAATGCAGGACGAGCGAGCGGACGGCTCGATGCTCCGGATGTACGTCATATATAAGCGTGCTGCACGTGCGGCAGTCGCCGGGGCGACGCCCGAGGATGTGCTCGACTGGCTTCTTGAACAAGGGCATCCGTGTGATGAGATCCGGTGGCTCTTGCCCGATCTGCGCACCGTGGCCTTCCGGGGCAAAGGTCCTGAACATAACCATGGGGCCGGTGCCTTGTATTTTGACCTCCGATTTAACACCCTGACTTATCGACCCATATGAAAAAGATCTATGTTGCCATGATGCCACACCCGGTTTATTTTTCGAATGCGAAAATGGCCATTGCTGCGATGGAACGCGAGTGTCCGGGCCAGCCCTTCGAGTGGCAAACGGTGCTACACTCCAGCACCAAAACCGACGACGCCGCAGAAGCGACAAACGCCCTGCGCTCGGGCCGTGTCGTCTACCGTGGCGCCATGCAAGTATCACGACGACCCGTAAGATAAGATGACCACGGAAACAAACGACGACATGATGAGGCGATTTCGTGCCACAGTCGCGGGGTCTGCGTACGAGGACATTGCCGCACCTGATGCCGTAGAAGCGCTGCGGGTTGCTGCAGAGCGCTTTGGCCTTAATGGGTTCGGCTGGTACCGGTCGGCTGCGTCAGTCATTCGCGGATGCCTCGGCGGCGTCAGCATCAAAATTGAGGAGGTGGCGCGATGATCGTAGCGAGATACAGTGACGGCCTGGTGAGCCACCGCGTTGGCGACGGTCCCTACTACGTCGAGTACGGACGCGATGCCGACGGCCGCCTCGTATGGGTGGAGATCACCTCAGGCGATGAGGCGCTCTTCCGCGCAGACAAACACCCAGGCGAGGATCAGCTTTGGATCGCCCGAGACATGGTGCAGGCTCACAACGCACGCCTCGGGCGCGAGGTGGCGGCATGACGACCTTCATCACCACGATCTACGATGAGGCGACAGACCGAGAGTTCGACGTCGAGGTCGAGTGCTACCTCTACGGCGGACAGGAGGCGATTACCGGCCGCGATCCGAACTCGTGTCAGGAGGGCATCGAGCCTGACCTCGAGATCGAGTCCATCATCGACCTCGAGACCGGACGCGAGGCGCTGCTCACCGACGAGCAGGAAGAAGCGATCCGCGAAGAAGCTCGCCGGGAAGCGATGGAGGACGCGGCCGAGTCACGGTTACCGTAATCATCACAGAACATGCTCTGATGCCGATAAACTACAGCGAATATCCAGCCGATTGGCATGAGATCAGCCTACGGATCCGAGAGGAACGTGCTCAGGGCCGGTGCGAGTGCGACGGCAAATGTGGTCATCATCATCCACAGGGCCGGTGCGAGGCGGTGAACGGCGAGCCGCACCCGAGGACGGGATCACGCGTCGTCCTGACGGTCGCTCATTGGCCTGACTCGGACAAACACAACGTGGCCGACGACAACTTGCACGCGCTCTGTCAGAGCTGTCATCTGTCGCTCGACCGGGACAAGCATGCACGAAACCGGCGCTACGGGCGACACCACGACGGAAAACACCAATTGAGGCTGATATGAGCAGAGAACCGAAGCACACGCCGGGGCCGGATGTGCGGGGGAGGTACCGCACCATCTTGGCCGATCCGCCGTGGCCTTATCGCTCAAGCGACCTGAGAAGCTCGCCGGAACATCGGCCCAACTCTTGGGACGGCGCGACCGGCGGTGTTTCCTCCATTGACCGATACGGCAGCATGAGCATGGACGAACTGAAAGCCCTGTGCGTGGAGGAGCACGCCGCGGACGACGCCCACCTCTACCTCTGGACGACGAACGCATTCATGGTGGAGGCGCACGAACTCGCCGAGGCGTGGGGATTCAAGCCCAAGACGATCATCACATGGACGAAGATCCAGACGGAGAAGTTTGAACCGAGTTATCGCATGGGCTATTATTACCGGGGCGCGACGGAACACCTCCTGTTTTGCGTCCGGGGTTCGCTCCGGCTGCAAGGCCCGCCCGCACCCACGGCGATCTTTGACCCGCGCCTCCCGCACAGCGTGAAGCCCGGCGTGGTATACAGTATGATCGAGGAACAGTCGCCCGGCCCCCGGTTGGAAATCTTCGCCCGCCCCGTTTCGCCCATGTTCCCGAAGCGCCCCGGCTGGCATACGTGGGGGAACGAAATGCCGAACGACGTAGATCTGGCACCAAAGATCCCTGCACGCGGCCGCTGCCCCGAATACGCCACACAAGAAACAATAAACCAGAATCAATGAAACCACGTCTCCACCTCATCCCCCTCGCTGACGGTACACTGATGCGCTCGATAAAACTCGACGCCACCAGCGTTGCGGCGCTCTGCGTATGCGTCGCTGAGGGGCACACGTACATGACGATCGCCGACTGGTTCGGCTTGTCCGATTCAACGGTCTGCTATATCTACCGCCGCGTGTGGGCTTCGGCTGGCATCCGCGGCTTCGACCTCGACTTACCAGCGCCAAGGCTTTCACGCGCCGTCCCTGTTTCCGAACGCGTCTTCGGGCGGAGGATGGCGGCATGACTGACCCACACGGACGAACAGCGCTCGAGCCAGGCCGCTGCACGACACATCATCACGCGTGTCAATGCCGGGAGGCGGTACACCGGGAGGTGGCGGACGCGCTTCGTCATGCACTTTTCGAGCTCGAGCACGCTACGCCGGGGCGCGGCGCAGAAATGTTTTTCGCTGTTAGCGACAAGGGTCGTGCCGCGCTCAAGAAATACGAGAAGATGTACCCATGAGATATTTGATGCATATGCTTTTCCGCCGCTACCGGATGAGCGCGGCGGCAAGACGAAGGATTTGAACAATGAAGGCGAAGCTCTGGTGTAGGCTGGCTGGACACCGCTGGCGCGAGCATCGCGACTCGGGCGTCTACGTGTACGCGCAGTGCGCCCGGTGCGGTGACCGCCGAGCGAGGCAGTATCGCAGCGGCTACCAGCCCCTCGATTGGGATTGGCTAAAAGGGGCATAACTCTAAGCTCTGCGGCCCGCCAACATAACGATGGAGAACACGATGGAAACACAACCGAAAGCGACGAAGGACACGCCGGAGGCGGGTCCGCAGGAGCGACTTGTTAGCCCATTCCACGATGATTCGGAGTGGCCCCCATGTTCGTTTTGCGGTGAGCACGAATCAACGATGTGGGTTGAGTTTGAGGAGGATGTGTGGTGGTGTTGGACGTGTGAACTGTCACCTGAGTATCAAGAGCGCGGGGAGGCGGCGACGACAGACTTTGCACGTAGCTGGAACGCAATGCTCGAACACAAGGGAACGGGCTAACTCAAAGCTTAGCGGCGCGCCGATGCCGCGATCAGACAAACCACAAGCGGACGGCGGCGCGTCCGCTACAGCGATAGTTATACTGCGATGACTTACAACGACTGGATAAGCGAGCACTACCCAACGCCCGACTCTGCGAGGCTGAGATGCGCCGAGGCTACTGCGGAGATGTGCGATTCATTTCCAGAACTCAACCGCGCTCGTGGTCATGTTCTGGTAGGCGTGCAGTATCGTCCGCACTGGTGGTGTGAATCGCCTGCTGGCGAAGTCATTGACCCCACTGCTCATCAATGGGAGAGCCCGCCAATAGTCTACGAAAGGCTTGAGAGCGAAGAAGAGCCGCATGGCAAGTGTATGTATTGCGGCGACCTGCTATTCAGATCGAGCGGCGACGAATCGTTTCTGTGTGCGCCCTGCATCCGTGACGGAAAAGCTGAACTCGTCTGCCGAGCAGTATAACTCTAAGCTCTGCGGCCAACCAGCGCCGCGATTGAATAAAACACTGGAGATACTACGATGGAAGAAGCGAAAACAGACGAGGTTTGTCCGCAGGAGCGACCTGTTCAGAGTCATATAGCGGATGGCCGCTGATCGGCACCGGGATCAATTACCTCGGGTGACCAATGTGTGAAGCTTCTGTGAAGCCGTCCGCCATACATTGCGTTACGCCTCTCCGTTTCGTATCTTACGGTTGTAACAAGGAAACACACACCCAGACCGACAGAACGATGACGAACTTCGCCGCCAGCCTCAAAGAGATGATGCAGAATTGGAATCAGATCGTCGCCGCAGTCCGCGCCGAGTTCCCGAATGCAACCGACGATGAGGTTTTCGAGATCGCAAAGAGCGCGATGAACCGCTCACTCGGGATTAATTAAGACCAGCACGCCACCCTTCGGGGTGGCTTTGACCGGAGGAAGACAATGACACACAACGAAGCACGCCAGATGCTAAGCGAGAACGACGCCGCGATCCAGCAAAATGTAAATGATTACTTCGCGGGTCGGATCGACCACGCGACGTTCACCGCACGTCAGCAGCAATATCACGACGCGATCGACGCAGCCGGGCAGGCGGATACGTTCTGCCGCCGATGGAGGGCGCGATAGTCTACCACTCCCACCCGAGACACCAGCATCACCTATCACCACCGGGCTTGACCAGCCCGCAGACGGAGATCAGATATGGCACGCACGATTTACCTCCATCAGGACGCACACGACCAGAACCGCTGGGTTTTTGCAGGATTCGATCAATACGACCGCACACACGTCGGCACGCGCCTCGTCCTGAATAACCCTCGCGCCTTCGATGTTAGCGAGGGGCAGGTTAGGAAGATAAAAGAGTGCTTCCGAGAGGGCATCCCCTTCGACTTCCAAATCACTGGAACGGACAAGGTTCGCATCCTCACGTTCTGATCCACCCGAAAACAAAGCTGAAACCTCAACAACGCAACGGAGACAATGACCGACGACAAGCAGGAAACCGGCATCGTCGGGCCCGCTGACTGCCGAGAGGCGGGTTGTATGGAGGAACGAGACGAATGCCGCGAGCCGTGCCCGCCGACGAGCGCCTGTAACGAGTGCGCCGACTACTGGGAACGAATGCGATCTGAGG